GCTGCAGCCAGCTCTTTTACATCTTCTTTGAATCTGTAGGTTGGGTGTTCAATTTCCCAAACTTTTCTCTGATCTGTCATTGTTTTTCTCCGAGTTAGAAAGAAAGCCCCCGAAGGGGCTTAGATATTACTAAGGTGCTGTCTGGTTAACTGTGGTCAATACTCCGGCCGCCAGTTTAGCGTCGGTGTTTAGATCCCAGTTTGAACCTGTTGCTAGGTCGGTATCGTCTGGCGACTTGCCGCCGTTCGTCTCATCCCATGCAAAACCTTTCAGCTTGAGCGAGAAGTCGTAATCAGTCTGCATTGTAGTCTCAATACGTTCCTTGCCGTTAGTGCTCTCGATGTTAGTAATAACAGTCGACGGATCGTGCATCACTTCGCACGCGCCCTGCTTCAAGCCTAGTACGTGATAATCAGTGGTAGACACTGTTAGCGCCGGTGCATCCGTTACAATGATCGGCTTATCCAGTACGCCAGCAACAACATTTACTGAGCCGTTAGGGCCAAGGCCATTGAACAAGCTTTCGCCGTTCTGGTGGTTCAATACGCGAAGGTTGTTTTCACAAACACCGTTCATTACATAAGCATTGATTGATTGCGAACGATCACCAAGCAAGCCGTTAGTGCTAACGATAGTGCCATAAGCGATACCGCCCGCCGCGCCCGCTGTAGCAGAAACATCGTTTGTTAGGCCAGCTACGTTGCCAATACCAGCCACTAGCGCCGCAATAGACGTATTAATCTGATCAATCAGCAGTGCTGAAGCGTAAGACTGTGCAACAACTTGGCCCGCTTCGCCGTCCGGCTTCTTCAACCAAGTAAGCTGTGAAGGCTCCCACAAGAATGGGCCAAAACCGCCTGCTACTTTCACTGCTACGTCTTCAGATTGCGTGATAGCTGTTGAAGCTTGCGCACCATTCGCAGCATAACGATCAACACGACGAGTCGCACCTAGATTGTCATAGAAACTGTTCTTTAAAAAATCGCCTACATGTGTCTCGCTTAGAAGATTGAACGCACCGCCTGAAGAAGCGTTGAACACTTCTGTCATCTGTGCATATTCCTCAATAATTAGAGGCATGTAGAACTCGTTAAAAACTTTCATGTTAGAAAGGGACATAATTAACCACCGTTAAAATCGGCTGCTTTTGCAGCAAAATAAGCTTGTCTAGCTTCGGGCGTCGTTGCCTCTGCTAGTGTTTTTGGAGTACCTGCCCCGCCTGCACCCTTTGAACCACCAGAAGCCCCGCCCCCGCTGGAATCTACACCTTTTAATAAAGGCTTGAAACTATCGTTACTTGTTAGGTGCTCGATGAACGTATCGACATCAGTTGTCAACACTGAGCCATCAAGCCCCTTAAAATTATTTACGATACCGTTTTCACTGCGTACCGTTTCAACCATGTTCGATAACATTAGCTTGGCTGCATCAGGCGAAACAAACTTGCCAGCCAATGATTCTAAAACTGAGGCTTTCTGCCCGTTTAAAATCTCACCATCTCGGTCTGCCAGTTGCGCTTCAAGCTTTGAGACTTTGCCGCCCCACTGCTCAGTTAGTGCGCGTTCAACCTCTTCAATCTTGCCTGCTGCCTTGGCCGCTTCTAGCTCTTTGCCTTTCGCTGCCTCCTCCGCTTCCTTTCGCTTTTCGGCTTCGGTTTTCTTCTCACTCAGCAACTCCTCAACTTTGGCCTTTAAGCCCGCTGTCTCTGTTTCTAGTGCTGAAGAAATAGCGGTCTGTATTGCTGCGTCTAAATCTTCCTGGCTTTTTAGATCTTCTAATTTCATTTATGACCCCCTGAGTCAATAAATTGTCAGCCCTGCTGAACATGGTTTTATAAATGATAACGTATTTTTGACATTTATTAAACTACTCGAAAACAGCGTCAATTTTTTTGCTCTTTGCTCGCATCTTTTCGAGCGATATAGGCTGATTTAATCTATTTCTTGACGCCTTCCTGAACTCTTCAGGCGTTAAGCCTGATTTTCTAAACGCTTCAGCCTTACCAGCGCCTAAAGCTTCCACCTGCACTGCCTTTGGTTGCTTTTCTAGCCACTGATAATAATCCTGATCAATCGGCGGGGCTTCGTTGACGAACCAAGGGAGGGTAGTTGTCCTGCAATTATAATGAAATGGCGGTTGCGGCTGGTAGCTATCTGAGTATTTTACCTGCTTACCGTCAAAGCCCTTACATATATCACTTGTGCGACTGTCTAGCGTGGCGCTGATAACATAACCTTGCAAATAATCGCTATTAGCTTTGTAGGTGGCTTGCCTGGCTTCGTTTGATAGATAATTCGTAGCCGTTCGCGCCACCGCGTCGGCGTTAGTTTTAGCTGTTCTTATGGCGTTGCGCACATTAGCGGCAATCTGCCTCGATGGTTGCCCCTCATAGAAACCAGCAGAAATATAACCGTTTATTTTCTGGATAGTGCCTGCTGTTAAATGCTTCTCTGCATCGGATAGCAATACAGATTGACCATTTAAAACCATTGGCCTATTAAGTACATCGCGCAAAACAGTTTTTTGCTTAGGTAACAGCGGAGTGACTTCCGCGCCAGTTGCAACAATTGCCGCGTTGAAAGCCAGTTCATCAGACAAAAAGTCGCTAAGCTCATCTGTTACGGTTGCATTGTAAGCGCCTAGAGAAGTGCTTACCGCCTCTTTTATATCGGCTTGAATTGCTCTTAGTTGTCGCTTGGTTGTGATGTTGTCGCCATCAATTAGCAGGCGCGCAATAATATCACGCTGTAACTGCTTCAAAATCGGTAACGCATCACGACCCAGCTTTGCGCCAAATCTGTTGACTAGGATCTGGTGCGAAATAATCTTGCTTTGCTCGCTAGGCATTATAGAAGACCTTGCGTCTCTAGCTCTGCTGCTATCTGCTCGTCTGTCCAGTTGTCAGGATATTCGCCCGCTTCTCTGAGCTTCTTGTAATAAAGCGCTCTAGGCGAGATGCCCTGCTGTATTTCCGCTACCCACTGCGCACGTTCTTGAGCCGTTAACGTGGACATATAGAAATCTTGATTAAGCATAAAATCAGAACTATATTCGCTACCTAAGAACGCCGCACACGCCTCCAATGCCTGTCTATATGCGCTTGTCACGTTCTTAGCAATGCTAGACAGCGTGCTGTGGTTGACGCTCTGTTGAATCCTTGCGGTTTCCGCTGTTACTTGCGTACCCGCCTGAATGATTTGCGCCCCAAGCTCCACAGCCTGAACCTTTTTCATTTCCATTAGCTTCTGCGCTTTGTCCGACTCCTGAGCTTGGATAAACGTTGCACTCCCGCCAGGGCCGACATTCAAACCTCTACGCGAGCCAATACGAACACCATCGGGGTTGTCGTCCTTCCATTGCTTTGCGTTTATCTGCTCTGATAACGCCAAGATGAGCATCGCCTGAGAAGCTACAAAGCTATTTTCTTCTGTGTCTGCGCTGTTTCGGTAATGCCCTATATTAATTTCGGCTATAGGATAAATAGGACTTGCATCGACGCTGGCCGTATTGTCAGAGACGCCAACAAAGAAAAAGGGGATAGACCTCATCAACTGCCCACTCTGGCGAGGGTAGACTTGTTTGCCTGCCTGCATGTCGCTAGTGTAAATCTGTTGATAATAATAACCTTCTTCGTCTAGTGCTAGTACCCTGTATTGAATCTCTGACTCATGACTAAATATGTCATCACTAGCGCTAACTTCTTCAGTTAGCACAACCAAATCAAGCATTTGAGACGAACCGACACGGCGATAATTCCAGTTAATAATATTATCGGCATAATAGCGGCTAATGCGTGGAACTGTTGATCCGTTTTCCATGCTCGCCAGAGTGGTGGTACCTTGAGTTTCTGGCATGTCAGCCAACAACCCGAAACGACCTTTCCTTAAATCCTGGTCTACGGCTTCTTTTGCTTGCTGCTCTAATGTTGTGCCAGTACCGTCGACATCTTCTAGCAAGTACTCAAGGTTTGACTGCAGGTTAATCGTGATAGGTTTAAGGAATGCCGAACCAGTTAACCCCGTTAGCGTCTTAAGCGTAAAGTTATCCAGTATCGCCCCATCCTCATATTCTTTTTGCCGCTCTGTTG